GTATGGGAGCAGCACTTTCAGGTATTTCAACAACACCTACTTCAGGTGTGTTCTCAGGTACTGTTGCATTCTATACAACAACATACTCGGCATTACCATACACAACATATGATGATATGGTAGTTGCAACATTAAGGTCAAGAGGTATATCTACATATACATCAACAAATGCGGGACCTTTCTATGAAGTTTCAGGTACGTCTGATGTTAAGATGATATGTACAGGTTCATATTCAGCGGTAACTGAAGACCCTTACGCAATATTCCAAATCTCAGGTAAAACTTACGATAATGATAATTTCACATTTGAAACTTCAATGTTAAGTACCGATAAAAATTATTTGAGAAATGTATTTGGAGCATCTAACTTTGGTAAATCGAGAACTGAAGTACCTTTATTTGTTGAAGAAACATACCCTGCATTACTTCAAACAGGATATAGAGCAGGACAAATTAGAGGTTTATATTGTAATTTGGTAAGTTTACCAGGAGCAAGGTCAGGTAATTCTGATAGTATTGGATTCTACTTAGAGCAATACCAAACACCTGAAACACCATTTGTTGTTTCTGAATTAAGAGGTAATAAAGTTTTCAAATTATTTAAGTTTGTTCTAATCTCTGACGGTAACTCAGCTAATACATACGTTAAGTTGTCTATTGGTAATATTTCATTCAACAATGGAACATTCGATGTATTTGTAAGAGACTTCTTTGATAACGACCAAAACGTAAGAGTACTTGAAAGTTTCACAAACTGTTCATTAGACCCAACCCAAAACAACTACATAGCAAACAAAATCGGTACATCTAATGGTGAATACCAAGTTAAGTCTAAATATGTAATGTTAGAGATGAGTGACGAAGCACCAACAAACGCTCTACCTTGTGGGTTCGAGGGTTACATCTCAAGAGAGTATGCTAACGCAACTCCTCCGTTTGTACCTTATAAAACAAAATACTTTACTGCTGGAGAAACAATTTACAACCCACCTTTTGGTTCTACTAATGGCGGGGATAATCCTGTAATCTCAAGTGGTGAAAACCCAAGAAGAGCTTACTTAGGTATTTCTAATATTACAGGTTTTGACTACGACTTCTTCCAATATAAAGGAAAACAACTTCCAGCAAGTTTAGCAACAGACACAACAGGTGCAGCTTGGGGTTATTTAACTAAAGGTTTCCACATGGATAGTGGAGCAACAGTTGTTACTATAACAAACGCTTATGCTACATCAGGCCAATCGGCATTTGAAGTAGGTGTTGGCTCATTTAATTCAGAACCAACTGACACAAATAACCCATACTACAGATTGAATACTCGTAAGTTTACATTATTGGCTTACGGTGGTTTCGATGGTTGGGATATCTATAGAGAATATAGAACGAATAGTGACTCATACGCTTTAGGTCAAACAGCATTCAAATATGGAGCTGCAAGTTCGGTAACATATCCTACAGCATCAGGATGGGGAGCATTTAAAGCAATTTCAGGACCTAACCAAGAAAGTTGGGCTAATACTGACTACTACGCATACAAATGGGGTCAAACAACATTTGCTAATCCTGAATCAACAAACATCAATGTGTTTGCAACACCAGGTATTGATTATGTAAATAACTCAAACTTAGTGGAAGATGCAATTGATATGATTGAAACAGATAGAGCAGATTCAATCTACATTGCTACAACACCTGACTTCAATATGTTCTTACCATCTTACCAAGACATTACTGAAGGGTTAATTTACCCACAAGAAGCTGTAGATAATTTAGAGGGTACTGGAATTGATTCAAACTATACCGCAACTTACTACCCTTGGATTTTAACAAGAGATACTGTTAATAATACTCAAATCTATATTCCTGCAACTTCTGAGGTTGTAAGAAACTTAGCTTTAACTGATAACATCGCATTCCCTTGGTTTGCATCTGCCGGTTACACAAGAGGTTTAGTGAATGCGGTAAGAGCAAGACGTAAGTTGACACAAGACGATAGAGATACTTTATATAAAGGTAGAATCAACCCAATCGCTACTTTCTCAGATGTGGGTACGGTAATTTGGGGTAATAAAACATTACAAATTAGAGAATCTGCACTTGACAGAATTAACGTAAGAAGATTGTTACTACAAGCTCGTAAATTGATTTCAGCAGTAGCTGTAAGATTATTGTTCGAACAAAACGATAACAAAGTAAGACAAGACTTCTTGGATTCAGTTAACCCAATCTTGGACCAAATTAGAAGAGATAGAGGTTTGATTGACTTTAGAGTTCAGGTATCTAATACACCTGAAGATTTAGATTCAAATACATTAACAGGTAAAATCTTCTTGAAACCAACAAGAGCGTTAGAATACATCGACATCGAGTTTGTCATTACACCAACAGGAGCGTCTTTTGACAATATCTAAAAAAATAAAATAAGTGGGGGGTAGAAATATCCCCCATAAATTATTTAACACATAAAACTATGAAAATAGAAAAAAAATTAATCAAAGAATCTTTAGGATACAACACTAAAGGAAAACAAACTTTTGCAGATAAGAAGCAAAATATAATTATTACAGAAGCTCAATTAGAAAAATTATTGGAAAAACTTAAAAAATAATGGATATTAGAAAGCATATAAAAGAATTTGTTAAGTCTCGTAAATTAAATGAAGGTTTTACCGATGAGGGTGAACCTGACACAAAATACTACGCATTTGATTGGGACGATAACCTTATGTTTATGCCAACTACAATCATTTTGTTGAGTGAAAATGACGAAGAAGTTCCAATGTCTACAGAAGACTTTGCAGAACATAGACATCAAGTAGGACAAGAACCATTTTCATATAAAGGAACAACTATTGTTGATTTTGCACCTGATTCATTTAGACATTTTGGTGTTAAGGGTGATAAAAGATTTGTAATGGATGCAATGATGGCACCTTTAGGTCCTTCTTGGAATGACTTTGTGGAGTGTATTAATGGGGGTTCAATCTTTTCAATCATTACCGCTAGAGGTCACAACCCAAAAACATTAAAAGAAGGTGTGTATAATTTAATAATGTCTAATAAAAATGGTCTTAATAGTAGAACATTGGCTGAAAACCTTTATAGATACAGAAACATAGGTAATGAAGTAGAAGATAGTAAAAAGGTAAAGGCACTTACACCAAAAGAACTTCGCGAGTATTTGGATTTGTGTCGTTTTTATCCCGTGACATTTGGTGAAGGTTCTGCGGTAAGTCCTGAAGAAGGAAAAAATAGAGCAATAAAAAAATTCGTTGCGTATTGTCAAGAAATGGCCGAAGAGATAGGTAAAAAGGCTTTCTTTAAAAATGATATTTTGAACAACGAAAGTTATTCGGAGGAGTTGTGGAGTTCGGTCAAAGACAAATACAAAGCAAAAATTGGTTTTTCAGATGACGATGAAAGAAATGCTCATTCAATGAAAGGGTTTTTATCTAAAGAATATCCAGAAGACAACCCTGTAAAAATATATTTAACTAAAGGAGGAGAAAAGAAAGAATACTAGAATGTTATTTATAATGCAACAATAACTTTAAAAATTCTGGAAGTAAATAGAAAAAAATTTAGTTGGATATATTTATAATAAAAATAAAAGAAACAAAAAAATAGATAGACATGGCTGATTTATTAATGAAAATGCCCTTTCAGTATGAACCAAAAAGAAAAAACAGGTTCATCATAACTTTCCCATCTTCTTTGGGAATTAATTCTTGGTATGTTGAAAGTGCTTCAAGACCAAAAATTGAAATTAAAGAAGTTCCAATTCCGTTCTTGAATACTGAAACATATGTTGCAGGTCAGTTCAAATGGGGTTCAATTGACGTTACATTCCGTGACCCAATCGGTCCTTCAGCATCACAAGCTCTTATGGAATGGGTTCGTTTACATGCTGAATCAGTTACAGGTCGTATGGGTTATGCTGCTGGTTATAAAAAAGACATTGACCTTGAAATGTTGGACCCAACAGGTGTGGCAGTTGAAAAATGGATTTTACAAGGAACATTCTTAACAAATGTTGACTTTGATTCATTAGGTTACGGTGAAGATGGTTTAATTACAGTTAAAGCAACATTAAGACCTGATAGATGTATCTTAGTATACTAAAAACAAAATAAAATATTATCCAATCCCATCTATTTTAGGTGGGATTTTTTATTTACATAAACTAAAGTCAAGTTATTTTTAAAGAAAAAATTATGGACCAAAGTGCACAATACGGACAGATGGATTTCAATCTACCACACGATTTAGTTACATTACCAACTAAAGGTGTTTTCTATAAACCAAAAAAGGAAAGTTTAAAAGTTGGTTATTTAACCGCTATGGATGAAAATTATTTAGCATCCCCAAACATTATAAATGATGGTATTATTTACACGTTACTAAAAAATAAAATATATGAACCTGGATTTGATATCAACCAATTACTTAATGTTGACGTTCAAGCTATTTTAATATTTTTAAGAAACACTTCTTTTGGTAGTGAGTATGACTTTAAAATTAGAGACCCTAAAACTGATTCATTATTTGAAACAACAATTATGTTGGACAACATCAAAATAGTAGAGTCTGAAATACAACCTAATGAAGAAGGTCTTTTTGAATTTGTATTACCTAAAACAAAAAAGAAGGTAAAGTTACGTTTATTAAATTTAGGTGATGAAAGAGAAATTGATAAGATGAAGGAACAATATCCTGAAAAAATGGTTGCACCTGTAGTAACAAGAAGATTGGAAAAATCTATAGTCAGTGTTGATGGAGAAACAAACAGAGAACAAATTTCAAAATTTGTGAACCAATTACCAATAATGGACTCTAAAGAATTAAGAAAATTTTTAAGAAGGTGTGAACCTGAATTAGATTTATTAAAAACAGTTATGGCCCCGTCAGGAGAAAAAGTTACTATCGATGTGACTTTTGGGGCTGAATTTTTTCGTCCTTTCTTCGGAATATAGAAAAAACGTAATGGACGAATTCTTTTTAATCTCAAAAGAATTAAATTTTACCTATAAGGATTTATTAGTTATGCCAACATTTGAAAGAAAATATTTCATTTCTAAAATTGTTGAAATGTATAAAAAATAAGGTCCATTCTATTTATAAAATAAAAACATGTTATTTTTTGAAGCAGAAGTTGATGGTGGAGGGTCATCCAAGTTTAAAGCATTTGGAGGTGATAAAGGTTACTTCGCATCGTTAGGTGAAGAATTTAAAAGCTATGTTGCCACTGTAAGTGCGGATTTAGCTGAATTAACCAAAGCAATTCAAAATCAACAACAACAATTAGTTGGTATGGATACCGCCGCTAAGAATCTTCTTAGAAGTATGGGTGGTATTGCTGACTTCACGGGAAAAGGAGCTGCCAGAGCAGAAGAATTTAGAGGTAGAATAAGCGATGCGTTATCACTAAGTATAAAATTTGGTGGTACAATGAAGGACGTACAAGAAGCCGCTGCAGGATTAGCTGAAGGTATGGGTAGAATGGTGAATCCTTCTGCTATATTTTTAAAGGATATAATTGCAACAGGAAAGGCTTTTGGTTTATCAAATAAGGAAGTGACGAAGATGGTTACGGACCTTGTAAGGATGGGAGGTACCCAAGAAGAGGCTTTACAAACTATGAGAGGTATTGCTGATGAGGCAAGAAGAGCCGGTGTTAATACTGCTGCTTACATGAAAGCAGTACAGGGTGGATTAAAAATGGCAAGTGGTTTTGGGTTCAAAAATGGTATAGAAGGACTGAAAAGTATGGCTAAACAAGCCGCAATGTTAAGAACTTCAATTGAAAGTATC